ATATATAATAAACAACTTATTTAAAAAATAATAGACCAAACATATTATCGAACACAAAAAACCACGCTCATAAAGAACGTGGTTTAGAATATAGTATTAGTTTGAAATCAGGAACAAAGATTATTATACAATAAAAAAAGGGGTAGCCATAGCGACTACCCTTGTATAATGACGTGGTAATTTAATTATATCATTTCCAGTCTATTTTACCCCAGTATTTTTCATTTTTAATTTTTTGCTGTTTGTCTGTGATTTTACAAACGGCACAATAGAAATGTTTATTACTTGAGCCTGGCTGAACATATTTAAATCGAATAAACCAGTACCCATCTTTTTTGATTACTTGGTCGAAAGGAACATAATTCCCCTTGTATAACCACGAACCACTTTCAACTACAGTCCCTTTAAGTCCAGGTGACTTACGTACTTTAATAGTACTGTTAGCAGTGAATTTACCTCCCCAGTTCCACGTTGTTTTAATTTTAGACGGCTTACTCTTAGGTGCATTGATTTGCCTACCGTTGATAGCCTCTGCAAGTCGTTTAGTAAAACTGTTGATGTTCTTAGTGATATAGTCCATGTCTTTTTTACTAGTGATAAAACCTAACTCAATCAATCTGTAATTTAAATTGAGTTGGCCTGTAACGTTAGCGTTTAATAAATCGTTTCTAGGTGTTACACCTCTAATTTTACCAACCGTCTTACCTAGTGCGCTAGATAATGCTTTATCTATATAATCTGCAGGATACCTGTCACTTACAATGACATGACCACCACTTGCTTGAGGACTAGCAGCGTCTAAGTGGAATTCTACTATGACATCAGGCTTAACATTCTTTTTAACCCAATATAAACCATAGTCAGAATAATTACCTACACGTTGTCCATATAACGTATCTTGATACAAGTCTTGATTCATTGATTTGCCACCGTATAAAACAACTTTATTACCTACACTTTCAAGATGTTTCTTTATTCTCGGGATAATTTCCTTTCTATTGAAGTCACGTTCATTATATCCGTTTGCTACGGCGCCTGGATCATTTGAATAAGCACCTTTACCATGACCTGCAACAAGCAAAATTTTCTTACCTTTCTTAGCTTTCGCTTTCTTAACTGGTTTAGCTTTGCTTTTAACTTTGTTTTTAGTCGTTTCTTTAGCGTAGAACGGTCTAATAAACCACATAGGGAAGTCGTAGCCATGTGTACGTCTTGTAGTAACTTCAGGAGGTGTCCAATACGCACCGCCAACCCAATTTTGCTCCAGTATAGTTATAGAGTTAGAAGTAGCAGAAATAACGATACCTACGTGACCATAACCCCCACCATAATTTCTATTGAATATTACAACATCTCCAGGCTTAGCTAAAAATGATAGTGTATTCTCATAAACAGTAGCTTCTCCTGTAAAATTGTTCCATGTCGGAATGTCTGCAGCACCCACACCTTTTAAAGTATGACCGAATAAATAAAGCCAATATTGGTTAGCTACGTCGAAACATTGGAAACCATAAGCACCGTCAGGGTTTAACGCTTTGCCCTCTAAACTTTTTAAATATGCAATTGATTGTTTATATGTTCTAACAGATGTCATTAGAAATCATCTCCGTTCATTTGAGGTGCTCCGCCTGTTGAGTCTGTTCCAGCTTTAACTTCATGCAATTTTTGTTGTCCTTTTTGTGCCGCGTGAGAGAAATTATTATTTTTCCACCATGTCCACAGGGAAACTGCGCCAGTAATAATAGAACTAATAGTCACTTCATCTACTGGAATAGGCGAAATGTTTTTAGTAGCTAAAAATTGGTTAACCCAAGCTAAAATAAATACGATTGTTCTTACAATTGAACCTACGTCTGTTCTCATACTCATATCTCCTTTTTAAGTAAAATAAAAAGACCTAACCACTATCGATTAGATCTGAAATCAAAATTCACTAATTATTTATCTATATTTATCTCGAATGTAGTACATACCTTTTAATCCTACTTTTTTGTATAAGCTACTAATAGTTGTAGCTTGGAAGTTACACCATTCAATCGCAGTAGCATATTGCATGTAACCAGGGTTTTTAGGGTTCCAACGCATTCTATATAAGGTATTCTTACCTTTGTTAAAGTATTGTTTTCTAACGAACTTAGCTCCACCTATAATGCCATTACGTGGACTCGTCCAGCCTTGGCGTTTAGCGTAAGTTATAGAAGCGTTAGGGTTGTTATCATATGCTGCAATACCAAAGTAGTTATAGATACCATAACGTCCACTAGCAAAGTTACTACGGCCATATCCACTTTCTAAGAAAGCGTGAGCAATTAAGTAGATTTCATTTACATTGTACTTCTTACAACCGTCTGCAAAAGCTTTACCTTGACCGGATAAAGTACCTTTACCTTTAAGTATCTTATTCAACTTACTTACTGGTATACCTTGATATTTTCCTAAATCTAGCATTTGATAGCGTTGAGTTGAACTATTCCATATAGTGTTAGGATTCATATACTTACTCGTTTGTGACCTAGAAGCATTACCCCAACCCCAACTATAAGATTTTTGAGGCATGCCATGAGCCATTTGTGCATTAAGCGCTTGTTGGAAAGTATATTTACTTTTCTCTACAACTACACGAGGTTTATTTGAAGTTCTATTTGTCTTTTTGTTTGTAGATTTATCGTTCTGTGAAGGATTGTCGACCGAAGTTTTAGGTTTAATTTTTATCGTTGTCTTTGTAGTTGTTGTAGTAATTGTTTCTGTAAGTAATTTATCTCTTTTCAAATATAAACCGATAATTTTCTTCTCGACTTCTTTATATTTGCTTTCATCAGGAATGCCATTTTTGATTAAGTCGTAATTGATTAAATCTTTCATAGAACGCCATATGTTAGGATCTGCTTTGATTGACGATTCAGAAAGTTTTACCTTACTCCAACTTAGCAACCAAACGCCGTAGATTAACGCTCTGATTTGATTGAGCATGAATTGCCTTTTACTCTCTGTTTGTCCTCCACAAACTTCCATAACAAGCCAACCTGGATGTTCTGGCGCTTCTTCTGAATCAGGTCTAGGTGTCCATACACGCTCGCGGTCTATATATACATGAGGGTATTCATCTTCATCCACATATTTGTTACGTTGTAAATATAATTCTTCTACAGAACGCATATGTGTACTCTCTTTGATATATATACCTTTTACTTTCCCTATTAACTTTTGACCTTCAACCATATAATGATAAATATATTCCAAATCATCGTCTAAATCGTATGCGAATGATGTATAGGAAACTTTGGTAATCTCTTTAGTTATAGGTTTTGTTTGTTCTTTTGTGTTTTTAGGAGTGTTGTTATTAGAGGGTTTGGACGGTGTACTACTTGGTTTCGATGGCTTCTTAGTTTCTGCGTGGTAGGGAGGTCTGACAAATCCGCTTATACCGTTATAACTATGTTTAATTTTCGCGCCAGGTGAGCCTGTATAACTATTTGCACCAATCCAATTTTGATCCACACTAGTAAAGTAACTTTTGGTAGATGGACCTATGACAACAGCAGTATGCCCAACACCGTTATTAAAGGAGCCCTTTCCCCAAACTGCCATGTCACCAGGTTTCGGAACAAAGTTTCTAGTGTTCCTATAGAATTTGAAGCCTTTAGGGTATCTATACCATGCCATAGCAATCGCATTTCCTGTTGTTTTAAAATGCCAATATCTATTGAAAATGTAGTTTGGTAGATCCCAACACTGGGCGCCATAATAACCATCTACATCAACTCTTCTGCCAATCATTCTTTTTGCCCATGCTGCAACTTCCGAAGCAGTAGGTTTTCTTCTTTTAGGACTAGGTAATCCCATATATCCACCTCATTTCTGGGATAATAAAAAGCCGACTAAAAAGCCGGCTTAATAATCTAATTATTTACATTTACCAAACCAGAAACATTCCCAAAAACTTGCGCCTAAAAATAATCCGAACATGGTAACTCACCTCCTTTAAACACCGAAAAACATTCTTAATACTGCTACGATTAAAGAACCAGCTATAGTGCCAACCAATCCTAAAACCCACATTTTAATGTCTTTGATGTTTTTTTGATTTTCTTTTTTGTTTTGAGATTCTAATTCTCTCTCTCTGTTGATAGAGTCCAAAGTGAAATTCATTTTTTGATTAATCAAATTTTGATTGTGTTGTCCATCTTTTATCTGTTCCAAAGAGTTGAAGATTTTTTCGTCGTTATCTTCCAATCTTTTTATACGTCTTTCGTAATCTCCTCTTTGGCTACTTTCTGTCATATAAACACCTACTTCACTTAAAATAAAAACCACAAGTTATTTAACTTGCGGTTCGTAATCTTTACCTGTAGTTTCTTTGAATTGCTCCGGAGTAATCCAACCAACTCTAACAAACTTTTTGAAAGTTTCGTCAGTGTATAATTTCTTCTTATATAAATCGATTACTACTTTGTCCATATTATGCTTCCCCCAATTTTTGATTTGCTTGTTCTTCAGTTATTAGTGCGATGTTCTGCTTCAAACTCATAACTTCTTCTTGTAAATCGACAACTAAGCTAGTTAATTTAGCTATAGCAATATCTTTGTCATCAACAGGAATTTCTACTTCAGGCAACATCTTTTCTAGCTCATCTTGGGTTTGTCCAACCCATTGTTTACCGTCATAATAGCAAGGTAAGATAATACCTTGAGGAGGTTGGTTCTCTGTCCATTTTTCATCAGGATAAACATATTCATCTTCTTCGTTTTTGTGAACAATAATTGCTTGTCCATTTTTCCATAAATAAACTACTTTCATTTCATCACTCCGTCCATTCATATTGACCGTAAATATAATCTGTATCAGTCCACGCTGATGGATCTACAGTAGCGTCAAAATTCACTGTTCCTGATGTGTTCAACGAAATACGTCCGCTGTTTTTGTTTCTAGGTGCACTTATTGAGAAAAACATTAAGTTTTTGACGAATTCTTTAGGTAAAAGTGCAATAGTCTGTCCATGTTTGATAGTTGTAGCATTAATGCGTAACATTTTCTTAGTAACTCCATTTTGTGTGATTGTTCTGTACGCACTAGTAAATCCACCTTTGGAAACTAAGTCGTTATGAGGTGACGCACTGTTCACTAGTTGTAAATCAATCCAACCAGTATCTACAACATCTGAACCGACACGTTCCCACCCACTCCAACTCTTATAAAATCTTTTTTGGTAGATTACAGTTGAATTGTAAGGTTGGTATTGTATTAGAACTGCATCTCCATTTCTTTTATACTTTGTTAACCACCCATTATTATTTGTTCCAGTTGGGTTGTTCAAAGTAAGAACAACATATCTAGTTCCTATCGGTAAAGACATTAATTGTTCGTTATTATCGAAATCTATTTGTAGGTTGGCATCATAAAAATTAGTGCCATCATCATTTGTTAATTTAAATTTTTGCCAATCCTTTTCTGTAAACTTACTTTCTACATATTCAGGAGTAGTAAAGCCATCTCTTTCAAGGGTTTCATTAAATGTTTGTAGTTTTTCATCAATTGTTGTGTTAGCTTGATTAACATTTGAATTAAAAGCGTCCACATTGCTATCATAAGTTTTTTTGAATGTATCTGAAGCTAAATCATAATCCGTTTTGATAGCGTCACGTTTAGCATCAATTTGTCTTAAAGCTTCTTCTCTCTCTAAGTCAATGCTTTGGTTAGACGACAATAATGCGTCTGTAATGGCAATAAGAGCGTCTGCTTGAGCCTTGTTTATTTTAATGAGGTATTCTTCAGCTGTTTGCTTAATAGATTCAATCAACGTTTGGGTATCGCCTATATCTTGCTTAAGTTGTTGCACTTTCTTTTCTAATTCCGAACGCAAATCATCAAACATGCGAATATAAGATACTTTAATGTCGCTTTCTATTTGATTGATAAGACTGTCGCGTACCGTGAATTTAAAAGTACCTAACACAACAGTGTCGTCTTTCCCTACGTTATTCACATCATTGAGTGATAAGTAAATTTCACCCAACACTTCAGAATCGACAACGTTTTTCAGAAACCATTGAGGTACCGTAACACCTATCAATCCTTTCATTGGATCAATGAATTCTACGTCTAATACACCCGATGTACTAGGTCGTTTTTCTTCTGTTCCGTTCGCAGCTTTAAAGAAAGCATAACCTTTAACATTCTTATCGCTGATTAACAAAGGTTTGTTGTCTTTTTGTACTACAAATTGAAATTTAGCAGTGTTTTTATCGAGATTATAAAAACCGATACCTCTATTAGATATCGGTTGTAAATATGGTTCTTCGTTTAAATCAAGTTTACCTACTTTTTCTAATTCCATTATTTAGCACCCCACAATACTAATGCTATTGCACATCCACGTTCTTCAGTGTATTCAGAAGTTATTTTCATGACACGACCTTTACCATTCACATTATCTTTATATCCTACACCTGCTCTACCGTTGATATAGTCGCCTGGTATAACGTCTTTTTCAATGTTCGTGTAGATTTGACCTAATAATCCGACTACATTCCATTCAGGTCGTTCTGAACGTGATTGATAATCGATTTTGTCGTTATATTCAGGGTTTTCTACTGGTATGTCACGCCATTCGAAAGAAACATTTCCTTCATCGTCTACAAATTCAACTTGTTTTCTGTTTGTAATCGTTACTCCATACTCATTTTTTAAAAATCTATCTTTATGGTGGAATGTTTTTTCATTTGCTACCAATGCAGCAGTTCCAGATATAACGCCAATTGGTGTGTCATTAGGTTGCGCTTTTCTTATCTTATCGCCGTCTAATGTAACGATAGTTCCTAAATCGATTGCTAATCCATTTTGTGACTCAAACAACTCTGCGATATCGGCACTATCTTGTTTAAGTTGACCGGCTAAAGTTAAGTTTCCTGAATAAGTGCTTAAATCAAATTTAATGTTAGATGTAGAAGCAGTACCACTAGAACCATATCCAGCGACAACATGATAGTTACCAGGTGACTTAACACGATTACTATTAAGAATTAATTGTGTGTGTCCTGACTTGTCTGTTTCTGAATTTAACGAGTTGATAATACCACTACGTGATCCATATGATTTGGAGTTAGCACCAGAACCTAACACAAAGCTACGATTACTGTATGCTTTTGATCCACCTGTAGATGCAATCACTACACTAGCGTTTGCTACACCTGCACTTCCTGTAGACGCTATACTAGCACCACCTTTTCCAACTGTAGGAGGTGTGTCGTATTTTTCGCCGGCTATCCATGCAGGTGTTGAATAATTGTTTGCTGTGATACCACTAATCATAGCATGGTTATTTGTCAAACGTAATCCTATGCCCGAACCATTACCGTGTAAGTTACAATTAGTTATTTTAGTATCGTATATTTTACTTCCAACACCGATACCGATATTTTTACTAGAATTCCAAATATTTATGTTATTTAGTGACACTCTAGACGGTCTATTATCTCCGCCGAACAATCTGATATCTACTTCTGCATTTTTAAAGTTACGCACATTAATATTATTAAGCGAGATGTTTTCGGACATGAATTGGATGGCTATTGCTGGTTGTTTTTTATCTAGTTTTCCACCTTCTAATTTTCCAAAATCATCATCACCAATTGCAGTGAAATTATTGACTGATACATTTTTATAAGCACTGATTAATAATGCTCTAGGTGTTGAGCCTGGATACACACCATTGTATTTAGGGTTTAAAGCTAAGCAATTATTTAGCGCCACGTCATAAGCAGTCAAACTTTTATTGTCTGTTTTAGCTCTATGGTGACCGATGTGTCGAATGTTGTAAGCTCTTGTATCTTCGATTGATACGTGACCGTTAACGAACACACCACTTGCAGCGCTTGCGTTACTGTGCGCTTTGATTTCTAAACCGCCGAAGTTACCTTTGGTTCTATTGTTTGATAAGAAAACAAATTGTGAGCCATCATCGATTTCAATTCCATTACTATTGCTACCACCAGTCGGATCATGAGCGTAACAATTAGAAATTGTAATATATCTTGAATGGTGAGTAGTGATACCGTCATCTCCGCAACCATATACCTCACAATTATCGATAAATATGTGTTTGCTTTCTAATGAATAAGGGACACGATTGCCATCGCCTTCGTAGTAATAATTGTCATTTGCATACGTTACATCGATACAGTGTAGTAAAGCGTCATATGATTTAACGTTATAGATATATCCGTTAGTTACACCCGCAAATCTAATGTTAGATGAGCGAGAGCCACCGATAGCTTTAAGTGTTTTATTTTGTCTAAACTTATTCCCGTTGAACGAAAAACTTTCTAATGAAATGTTTTCAGCTCCACCACTCATTTTTAAGTTAGTGATACCAATATTTTCTGCAGGTGTTTCGTCCATAAACTTAATTGTAGTAATGTCTTTACCTTGTCCTACCAAACGAGAGTTGTTAGGCATTTTAATACCTGTTGTAAGGTAAGTACCGCCACTCATAGTTACCTGTACATTGCCGTTACCTAATGCGTCTTGAAATGCCTTTGTACTGTCTTTTTGTCCTGTTGGATCTCCTCCGAAATCATCAACATTGACAATACGTTGTATTTTCTTAGTTAAGTCGGCTCTTAGTTCTTCTCTAGCGTTACTTTCTCTTAAAAAGTCGTGATATAGACGTTGGTGTAAAGAATCGAAACTTTGAGCGTCCATTGAAGTGTGACTTGCTCTTAATTCTTGTATTCCATCTCCATTATGTCCTAACACAAGACGTTCAATAAGTTCATCTTGATAATTTTCATGATTAGATAATACGACATCTTTACCTTTTGTAGTTTTGTGTTTGATTTGATCGGTTGTATGCGCATTTTTTTGAGTGGTTAAATGTTCATTAAAAGTATCATCACTTTTATTAGTCCAGTATTTTATTTGTTCAAAGTTATTTTCTAGTTGACTTACAAACTTTTGACTAAAGTACGAGTGAAGTTTCGTAATTAAGTTATCTAATTTCAATTTTTTTGACCTCCTTAGCCATAAAAACCATAAAAGTTTTTAATCAATTCATACATAATGACCTCGTGCCCTTTTTCATTAGGGTGTACCCCGTCAGGCATACTCGATTTTCTGTACGAAGGTATATTGGGTTTGAATTGTGTTGAATGATAAGCATCATACACAGGTATATCTAGTTCGTTACAAGCGTCTATTTGAACATCTACATAATCAGCTAAAGTGTGACCTAAATCGTTCTTAGTAGTGTCTTTTCTTACGGTTTTGCCGTCTTTTATATAACATTGTTTAGTAGGTGTCATAACAATTATTTTAGAGTTAGGGTTATTACTCTTGATTTTAGTGATAGCACTATAAAAGGCACCGTAAAACGTTTTAGCATCCGTTTTATCAGTGCCTATATTAATATCATTAGTCCAATCATCATCTGTACCTTGAACAATGATTAAATCAGCTTTAATTTTAGTCGCTTGATCATAAATACTATTCTCTTTGTTTGCACTCATCGTTGCTCCACTAACAGCTAAGTTTGTTGATTTAGCCTTTATCTTCTTAGCTAACATTTGCGTAAAGTTAGTTTTAGCGCCAGTCCCTTTAGCTACAGAATCTCCAATAGTACCTATTGTTTTAACTTTCCTAATCTTAGATTTAGGTGTAAAGTCGTGAACAATAGTACCGTTTGCAGTTGTAACACTCTTAGCATGTGCGCTTTCTAATCTTCTTTTTATTTCATCGGTTTTCTTCTGTAAATCTTGTGCAGTCTTAGTATTTGCGTTGTTTTGAGCTTGAATCATCCTTAAGTCTTTAGCTGGATCAGATTTGTTAGACTTAATAGCTTTAACATAATTTGCAGCAGTATTTACTGCTTTCATATATCTATCTTGTAATCTGAATTCCCCAAGTACTACGTCTTGTTTTATAATCTTGTTGTTAATATCTCGTTGTGTAGTGATTTCGATAATTCTAACAAACTCATTTAAACCTATTAAATCATCAATTACATTCACAATATCCCCAACTCTAGGCACTGCTTCTTTAAAATGTTTTTGCAAAGAAATGAAATCTAGTGTTACAGATGTTTTTAAACTTTCTTGTATAACTAACTCCATAGATTTTTTCAGTGTATCCCCTTTAGTTATGCGTCCATCTACAACAGGTGGTGCATGGCGTTTGCCTATTAAGTCAGCTAAGGGGTGTGTATACTCATATTGCAAGCTAGCTTCGTTGAAAGTTTGTTGCTCATCAAAGCCACCATAACCTCTGATGTATGTGTAACATTTAGAAGCATCTTCTTGAACTTTTACATTATTAGCATTGACACCTGCTTTAATGTAATAGTTAGCTTTTCTTTGAACAATATCATATAAATGAAACGTCTTTGTTTTGGCGTTATATTCATATTCTAAGTTATATCTTTCCAAACCTTTTTTGAATAATTCTAAATTAGTGTCGTGGTTACCTAGATTTTCAAATTTGGAAGATGAAACCTTAGCGTGTAATTCATACTTATAACCGGTATCTTTAAAAACTAAATCAAAGTAGCTTTTTCCTGTAAAACTACCATTATATACTTCGTACACCCTTAAATTGTTTAGGTCGTCTAATTCAACAGGACGCGCTTTGATTGTTAACTTTTCCTTTTGACCTACAGTTGTTTTGTCTAACATAACGATACGGTATTCGTTTAGGTCATCAGCACCACCAACGCCTGTAATCGTCCACATTTTAGTAATAGCCCCTATAGCGTCAAATGTAGCTTTGTTTTCTACCATTTCTATTTCTAAGGAGCCATCTTCATTTAATTTCTCGTTTAATTTTGTTTCTACAGGTAGGGATTGCCCAATGCCCTGTAACGTTTTTAATAATATTGGCAATTAAGCAACCTCCTTACAAGTAATATCTTTTGTGTTTAAACGTGATTTTTTGAAGTTTCTTAGTAGTATGGAAAGTATTCCAACCAGGCATTAACACAGGTTGTTGTTTCGTCTTATTGTAATCATCAATGCGTAAGTTATTACGATATACATGAATGCCGTCAAATTTTATAACATCACCGGCTCTCAATTCTAATCCACTTATTTTCATAATGTCACTATGTGTCATATAGAAGTTAAAACCGTCGCTATCATTTTTACTGACATTTTCTCCAAGTGTCATTTCTACAACACTATCTTGGTTGAATTGGTTAATTTCAGCTGTACCACCGTAATATACATCGCCCACTTTAGTGTCATAGAATGTGTATCTACGTTCTTTATGAGATGTGTTGAACGGGTTTTTGTCTGGAATACCCCATTTATTCAAATTACCACTCTCTTTTTCTAAATCTGTACTATACCCAATACTCTCAAAGTATGGTAATTCAATCGTTTCGAAATCTAGTGTGAATTCACCTGATGTTTTAGTAGTATCGAATGACACTTCATTAACTAAGCCAACAAGTATCTGCCTACCGTCAACATATTCTAGTTCAAAAGATTGTTCCTTAGGTTCGAATATATTCTCAAATTTAATTTCACTTTCGGATGCTGCTAATTCTCTAAGATAAAAATGACCTCTTAGCATAGCTTGTATGTTCGCTTTTAAATGAGAAGCATAAGCTATCTTTTCTACATCGTACCTAACAGTCATAGATATACTTTTCTTTTCTTCTTTAGTAGCGTTGTGAAATCTACCGTTAACACGATCAATATCGTCAAACTTACGTTCATACCCTGCTCCTTTTACATCATAAGAAACAACTCTCAACGCAGTACCAGTAAAGCGATTGTTACTAATACGTAAACGTTCTTTATTTTTGTAAACTTCAACATCATGTAATATCAATTAACAATCACTCCTTTAAAATAATCCGAAACTTGCGTCTTTTGAGTTGGAATCTTCAATGTAAGATTTAATGGCCGGTATATCTGACTCATTACGAACAGTCACATTAACGATAGGTTTATTGTTCTCTTGCATGCTATGACGTACGTCTTTACTCATATGTGCGTTCACATCGCTATTTAATCCACCTGTTAAGTCTGATGTTAAATCAGTGTTTAAATCAGGGCTAAATGCGTTAGTTACATCTTTCGCTAAACGACGACTGGCATTAATAGCACTATTGCTTTGTTCCATAATACCAATACCTAAACCTTGAGAAATATATCCGCCTATACCTCTGAACACACGTGAAGGTGAGTGAATACCTAGTACGTTTTTAGCTGCACTAACTGCTTTTTTAGCGATGTTTGCAGCAGCATTTATAACTCTACTTGCGCCATTCGCAATACCTCGTGCAATACCTGAAGCAATATGCAATCCTGCAGATACCATTTTTCCGAAGAAACTTCTGACTTTGGAAACAGCTCTACCCATACCAGAAGCCACTTGTGATACAACTCTAACAAAACCACTAACCACGCCTTGAACAAATCTACTCATCGCAGAAATGATACTTGAAACCCAACGAGCACCACCAGAAATGATGCGACTTAATGCTTGCATCATTTTTTGAGCAACAGTTGAAACTACACGTGAAAACCAACTTGATACTGTATTCCATATTCTAGTAACTGCACCTGAAATCGCAGACCAAATTTGGTTCCAACTTGTAATATTAGTACCAAGTATTCTGTTCAAAACATTGAATATGAAGTTAGAAATTTGGCCCCAAATTGACAATATGGTATTCCAAATCGTACTCATTACATTAGAAATCGTAGTTTGTAATGTTTGCCAAGCGCCAGAAAAATCTCCGGTAAGGAGCTGTATTAATGCAGTAAACAAACCGAAAATCAATTGCGTAGCAGCTTGTAGAATACCACCTATCGCAGTAAACACTACAGAAACGATAGTCCATAGATATTGGAACGCGATTACTACACCGTTAATAAGGCTGATGAATAAGAAACCGAAAACTTGGTTTGCAACTTGTCCTAACATTTGTAAGATAGGCATAATTGGTTGTAATGTTTGTTCGATAGACGCTCTGAACTGATTAAACCAGTTAATCACTGTTTTTACAGCGTTCATTATCGTATCTTTAATTGTGTTCCAAGCTTCAACACAAGTTTTTCTGAAATTCTCGTTCGTTTTCCATAACCAAACAATAATACCTATTAAAGCAACGATAACACCTATGATAGCCAATACAGGCCATGAAATCGCGCCTATAGCTACACCCAATGCTTGGAAAGCACCACTTAACATAGGTAAGATACGCATAATTGTACTAATAGGGCTCATAAGGAGCCTGAAAGCTATTTTTACTAAGTTTAATGCACTTCTAAGTATTTGAGTGTTTCTAGCAAAAGCTAACATTTTACCGATAGCTTGGATTAAACCTACACCGAACACATTAGATAGCATTGTACTTACTGCGATGATTGGTGCTAGTAAAGCCCACAACATGCCACCGAGTATCATACCTATACCAACCATTCGAGCTATAGCTGGGTGTGTTTCGAACAACTTAGCTATGAAACCAGCTAATGCTGTTACTACTTTTAATATCACGCTTGCTATTGGTGCCATTGCAGTGCCGAATGCAACCAAAACTCTTACGATATTACCGATTAGATCCATAATGACTGGGCCATTCTCTTGTACATACTGAACAAACTTTTTAAATCCTTCAGATTTACCAACTTGTTCAGACCATTCTCTAAACTTAGCAGTCATTTTAACTAGCCAATCAAAGATATTAGAACTGTTTTGAGCGAACGCTTTCATCAAGTTACCAATACCCATGAATACATTGCCGAATATTTGACCTATTTTAGGTAAATTAGTTTTAGTGTATTCAATAAACGACTTAATAGCGTTCTGACCTGCTACACTGTTAGCCCAGTTTTGGAACTTTTTACCTAGATTATCTAATCCTTTAGCAGTCCATAAGAATAGTGGACCTAATTGAGTGAATACATTAATAAGTCCGTCACCAAAGCGTCCTGCAGCACTTAATAATGTGTTGAATGTCTTAACACCTGTTGTATTCATCATGTTAAAGAATTTGCTAGCAGTTTGACTGTTTTGAGCCCATTTTAAGACACTCTGTGACGCTTGTTCCATTCCTTTAGAGATACCTGCTAAGAATGGTTTCATACGCCCTAAAGCTACGTTAACAGTGTCTAAAGCGTTAGATAACGTATTGAAGATTTGTGCTTGGTTTTGTCTGATAATACTTTCCCATGTTGATTGAACTTCTTCTAAAGAAGCCTCATAACGTTTAGTTTGTGCTGTTGCTTCTAACGTTCCATCACTCAACATCTTAATTGCACTTACTGCCATAGCACCAAATGCAAACGCACCACCTGCAGCGATACCAAATGCACCAGCTACACCTAATGCACCACCAGCAACTACACCTAACGCGTTAGCTACTGCCATGATGGCGGGTACTAAACCAGCTATAATAGGAATAAGACCTTGAAAACTAGCGATTAGCACACCTTTGATTTGTTGTCCAAACACAGTACCAAATGTACGAATACGAGTAGCTAATCTATCCATTTTGTCGCCGTATTCATCTAAAGACTGACTTAAAGCTCTAGTTAATACTTGAGCTCTTGTCATTCCCCTTGTATCAAAGTTAACTTTTACCGTTTTATCATGTAAGGTTGCAAGCATAGCTTTAGCACCTAATACTGAACGTTTTAAGGGGTTGTTGTTACCTTTAATATCTACTTCTTTATCTCTTAATTGCTGTAATTTCTCTTTAACTACTGCAATTGCTCGTTTGATAGGGTTGTTATTACCGTCTATATCAACGGTATGTTCTCGCCAACGTTGAGCCATTGCTTTTGCAGTGTTTAAGGCTCGTTTAAACTTACTGATATTCGCATCGACTTGTGTTTCAATCTCGTCAGGTATTTCAGTTTTAGCCATACGTTGAGCTTTTCTGATATTCCGTTGGAAATCTGTAATGATCGCCGATATACGAGCCATAAAGTTTTTATTCATGGCTAACCTCCTTTTTGACTAGTATTGCGTAATGAATTCATAAAGCGTCGTGTACCTTGTTTCTGAACATTTCTAATGCGTTTGTTATGTGCTAACTTACGTTCTTTCATACGTTCGTATTCTTCTGACTGTCCACGTACTTCGTATCTTGCACGCTCTAACTGCTTCTGTAATCGTTTAAGTGATTTACCAGCTTGCACAAGACCGTTAGCTTGAGCACCAAATAATAAAGTTTCTTGTTCATCAAGTAACGCCAATCTACGACCTACAACCCAGTCTTTCCATTCATTAGGCGTCAAACTCATTAATTCATCATAAGGAAGATAGCCTATGTATTGACTGGTTATCTGCCGTATTTCTGAATAATCTAGTAAGGTAGCTCGCCCATGATTTCTTTGTAATTGTTCTTCATGAACTCGATACCGTTCTTCGTAGACTCTTTCTCTTCTTCTTTGACCATAGATGGCGCTGAATTCATTTGTGTCCAGAATAGACGTGATTTCTGCTTGAAAAAACCACTATGATTTAAAACTTGCAATGCACCTTGTAATAATTCAATAGAGTCTTGTTTTTCATCAATAATTTCCATTAGTGTTTGTTCGATATCTTCACGTTTAGGTGCATTTTTACCTAAATAAGCTGTTGCACATTCCCAAAAATCAGCAATTGCGATTGGATCGCGTTCCAAAATACCGTTATAAATAGTATTAAAACCAGACACTTTAGTTGTTTTACCATTTTCGTCTTGCTCGTCTTTAGCAAATTTCTTAGCCGCTTTATCGAATAAGAAAGTAGCTTTTGCTTCTACTTCTTCTCCGTTGAACTCTAATGTAGTAATAGGGTTGATTGTATTTTCAGTCATTCTTTAACCTCTTTCTGTTATTTTGTACAAAAAAATAGAGGGCTTAATGCCCTCGTAAAACTTATGCACCAGCACTAGGTGTACGGTTTTCGTATGAGTCTGTATAAGCTCCCATATCTTCCCATTCAACTGTAGGAGCGGCAGCACTAGGATTGAGCCATTCTGGTGGTAATGAATCAACAGAACCGTCTGCACTGTTAAATTTAACTTTTGCAGTGATTTCGATTTTGTCATCCTCATCATCAAATGACCATTCGTGCTCTTCTACAATTACATAAGCGAAAGTACCGTGATGTTTACCGTCACGTTTCTTAACTTCCCAAATCCATAAACGTAACTGCTTGAAGTTTTTAACTGACTCTTTTAAAGCTTCTTGACCTTTGTCGCCAGGTACACGGTCAACAGTTAACTTGATTTCTTCTTCTACAGAGTTACGACCATAGTCTTTTTTGCCACCTGTAATCATTTCAGCTAAATCATTACTGATTGTGTGTCCACCTTCAGCTAAACTAGCTAACAGAATAGCATCTTCTTCTTTTAACTGACTTGCTAAATCTTTGTCAGCAATTTGTAACGCTGCAATGTATTTATTCTGCGCCATTCGTTACACTCCTTTGTAAAGTATTGTGTCTGTATTTAAAAATAAGCCGAATGATACCGTGCTTCGTGTACTGATCAATGTCGGTTATCACTTCTTGTGTATCAATTCGACTTTTTATAAATGAATAGTTATTTATTTCTATTTCAGAGTTAAGTACAAAACCTAAGTATTGGATGATTTGTGAGGCTTCATCTCTATTTCTAGCTTGGCTATAAACATGCAATGTAACGCCTACATCTTCAAACATACTTGTCGTTGTCTCTTTGTTAGTGACGTTTGTTTCACCCACAACGATATATGGGTAAACAGCGTCTTTTTGAACGCAATCAAAAACCCTAACACCAAGCTGTTTTTTGATGATAGGGTTGCTTTTTAATTTGTTATATATCTTGTTAAACAGATACCGTTCTACTGATACCCACATATCTTAACCACCTTATGAAAAATACTTATTGAAAAACGCTCTACCTTCATCGATTGCAGGTTCCCAAAAAGGTTGTGCATGTTGCCCTTTAGTTGTGTGCCAATGTCCGTCTGCGTCTTTATAACGCCACGGGATATTCTTTGCACGACTACCACCTGGACCGACTGCGTATATCCCTGTACCGTAGTTAACGTACACTGCATACTCACTACCAATATTAATAACGCCTGTTAATCCGCCCTTCTTAAAGTCCATAGAAACGCTTTCTCTAAGATAACCGGTATCAACAGGCATATTACTAACTATTGAATTGTGAATAATTGTTGTTGTCTTGGCTATACCTTTTTTAGCCCATCTAATCGTTTCTTTTTCAAACTCCTCAAGTTCCTTAACTAAATCCCAATTTCCGTATTTAACCTTAGCCAATAGGACATTCTCTCAATCTTGTTAAGTTGATTTCTTGTTGTCCGCCTTGGTCGACAGGTTCTCCTACTACTTCGTAAGTTTTACCGTTGTATTTAAATAAGTTTGTGTTAGTTATTGGCAGGCTGTACGGCGTATATAGGTTTCTGTCGTATGATTGGTTCATTTGATGAAACTTGAGTTGTTCAGATGAAGTAGGCGTATCCATAAATCCTTGTATTGTTTTTTCGCTCTTAAAGCGCTCTTGTTCACGTGGATACTCTCCTACAACCTCTCTTGAGCCTAATTCGATTGTATGAGGAAACTCATTTAATGGATTAAACATGATAACCAGTCCAACGTAAGCGTCTAAATGGTTTAAGGTAACCGTATGTTTCCTTAGGTAGATCAGTAACGAAAGTGTAGCTCACAGTACCCATAGTACGTGAAGAAATATTGCTAGTCGTACCTTGTTTAATACAGTTAGCAATGAATTTCTCTACATTACTAGGTAATGACTTCCTATTGAATGTTTGATTACAATATTCTTCAGCTACATTCAGATACTTTTCAATAAGTAATTCGATTGTTTCGTCATTTGAAGTATCATCGAGTGAGAGATTGTTTAATAATTTAACGTCTTGTGCGTTCATTACTCAACACTTCCTAATGCTTCAATGAGTTCATCTTTTTTCATACTAGAAAAGCCCTCTATTTCACGTTCTTTAGCGAGTTCTCTTAATTCTGATACTTTCATACCTTTTAAGTCTTTATCACTCTCTGCACGCTCAATAAGGGGCTTGTTTTGACGGTTCTCTTTTGTGGATAGTCCGGCTAATCGTTCATCACTTACATTTAAACCTTTACGAGGGAACGTATCTCCAACGTTATATTCGTAGTTGGCGTCTTGTAAGTCTGTGAAGTATTCGATTACTTTATACATACGTCACTACCTCCTTTTATGCGCCTGAATCTGTAGTTCCAGCGCCTTTAGTTACCTTAACTGCTTTAGATTCGTCATATAAGTATGCTACATAATGTTTATCACTGTATAAAGCAGTTGTTTTAGTTGAAGGATCACGGTCAGTTTCTAAGAAGAAATCACGTTTAGTGATTAATTTAACTGCACCACGTTTAGCTAAAATAGCTTCGCCCTCATCTAATTTCTTAGAACGTACAATAACAGCTCCTAACGCTTCGCCAAACGCACCTTTAACGATAATGTTATCGCCTAATTCAGTAGCGCGAGTGAAGTTATCTGAAGCACTAGAACGTAATTTACCAGCGTCTTTAGGATTAATGAATAATACCATTGGTTCTAAATCTTCATCGTCAAATGTATCAATAGCAGCTTCTAAACCTGCTAATGTACCAATATCTCCACTAACTGTTAATTTCGTGCCTCGTAAAGCTTCTAATACGTCGTTATCTACTTTGTTAGCAATGGCTAAGCCGTGTTGACGTACTGCTTCTCCTTGAGGGTCACCATAACCAGACAATAAAGCTTCATCAGTAATATCAGTACCTTTACCGATTTTATGAATTTTAGCTTCACGTCTGTTAGTTTCAATTTTGTCTACAGGGATTTTTTGTCCTTCAGGTACTACTGTAGCATCGCCACTGTAAACAAATGCAGGGAAAGTTAAAGTGTCACCTGGTTGTCCTACTAATGTACTGTCAATGTCTGCAAATTGTGCAAATCTCAATTTCTTATCTAATTCTGCTTGCATCATAGGTTTTAATACTTCTGGAACGATTTGTGTACTTTTAGTTGTTGTTCCTTGTGCCATATGTTATTACCTCTTTTCTAATTGTTTATTAGAGTGTCGTAAGTTTTTCTATCATTAACAAATAGATTAGTTCTCTCTGCGACACTCATATTGTTAAATTCTTCTTGTGTAATCCCACCATTTACGTTTTTACCGTCGTCTGGTGTGCGTCCACTTGGTTTACTTTCAGCAAATAAATAAGGCTTAGACTCTTTTAACGATTCAATCGCTTTATCTAAACCTTTAACTTTGCCGTCATCTTGTAGTTCTAGTTCATCTTTGTTGATGAAAGCTAGAATGTCGTCAGCGTCGTTTGCGTCTTTCGCAACAGCTAACTTAACAGCGTTATTCAATTGTGATTCTTGGTACTTAGTTTGCCACTCTGCGTTTTTATCTTTTAATTCATCGAGTTCTTTTTGTAACTCGCTATCATCTTTCACAGAGTCATGTAATTTGGCAATTTGTTCATCACGGTTAGTAATCTCTGCTTTTAATTCATCGATTTCAGCGTTCTTGTCATTCAGTCGAGAACGTGGTACCATACCTGATTTCGATTCATCAATAGCGTCAATCACTTTCTGTTTATCGATTTCACCGTCTTTAAATTGCCCTAATAATGCGTATAAGTCCATATTTAATTGCTCCTTTTACGTTTTTTACGTGTAACGACACGAAAGATTTGTATAAAAAAGAAGCCTTTTAACGACGGTGCTAAGGTCGAGTATTTACTACTTACGTTTATTCTTCTCCCACTCTCTATAGTTAGTGAAAGGTATCACGCCATCTTCTTTAGTTCTCATCGTTGTAGGTAATTCATCTTCATCTATGTAGTAAAGCAACTTACAACGACAATTGATGTTCTCTTTTGCACTAGCTACACCTACAAACAACTTAGGCGCAGGACCTACACAACCACTAGAATGAAAGTTATCTTCAATATCAACTGAAGTGCCGTCTAAGTGTCTATGTGTATCACGTGTGCGTGTGTCTTTAGTAGCATACCAACGTTTTTTCATATCAAGTCCGTTTTCCTTAGCTACTGTTGCGCTATCTAATCCAGCTTGTGACAATGCACGTCCTGTTTCTGTACGTGCCACTCTTACTGATTGAGCTTTTGACATGCCTAAGTCATCTCTTAATGCTTTAGCTATCTTAGAGTAGCCTTCGCCACTCATAATACCTTGTGTGATATGCATACGAATACGCTTTAATGTATCATCACGATGTTTCTGCAGTGTAGGTACTAACTTAATAAACTCAATAGGTTGTTCAATTGCTGTCTGTATCGTCTGTGCAGTAGGTATGTCGAAGTTCATAGACGTTTGGCTTGCTACTTCATACAAAAATAGGCTCATCATGTACTTTTCGATATAGACGTTCTGTTGTGATTGTTTGATAGCCTTAGCGACTTCTCTGTAGTCTTGAGATAACATCTGTCCTATACGATTAAGTTCTTTGTTGAGCCTGTTGTATTTATTGAATTCAGTCCACGTTACTTGCGGTTCATCTCTATCGTACTTTTCGTACATATTCGCAATAATCTGTTTGATTTCTTTCAAACGTTTAGCAAATAGTATTTCGATTTCTTTCTCTGCTTGATTAACCAGTTTGTCGATGTAGTTATCTATGTCATTCTGATTGGTTATTTTCGGATTGTCTTTGTTGTTCGTCATTCAATCCCTCCTCAATGTCAGGGAGTTGTTGATTGAGTTCTATGTTTTCTTGCTCTATTCTTTCCATTTCAGCTACAGGATCTTGTACCCACGAATGATTGCCAAGAATAGTTTCTTTAGATAATAACCCTGTAGAATTCATAGCAATTTGAGAGTTTTCTAACTCATTAACCATTACATTGAAGTTGAATGTAATCTCGATGTCTTGCACTTTCACATCTAATCTGTAGAAGTCGATAATGTACTGCAATAACTCTTGTAATGCAGTAAGTGTTTTATTCTTTAGCTTGTTAGCTTTTAAGTCTAAGTTACTGTACATAAATTTAAGCGCGATACCACTTGGACTATTGCCAAATTTATCTTGTTGGAAGTCTACACCTTGTCCAAACTCTATAATGTAATCACGTAACATCTTCGTGTATTCCTTAACAGAGTCAATAGGCACTTCTACTTTGATAGTGTCTACGCCGGAACCACTTTCCCCTGCAACACTAATTGCTTTATAGTATTTAAGGTTATGCATGAAGTCTTTCATATCTTCACCTTCATAACCTTTTAAGATATAGATTAACTCTACTGATTCATCAAAAGTGTTTTGTGTGTCTGATAATCGCTTATCTAACGCGTCTATGATTGTTTTATACATGAATAAGTCAGATACTTCTTGCGGGTTGTTCTTGAACGGAATAAAAGGAACACGTCCCCAACTCATCAATTTATTACCTTGATAATAATGAGGTTGTATATGATCTTCACTACGATAGAAATCAGGGATCAGTTGTCCTTCTTTCAACTCATAGAATGTCACATCATCTTTAGTCCAATACTCAACGCGTTCTGCTCCGTCTAATTCATATACACGGATAAACGCTTGCAGTTCATCTCTTTCTTTATTAGTCCAAATAGGTACAGCTTGTTCTGCAGGTACACGAAATGTTTTAAATTCTCCCTCTTCATCTACATAAGGTTGAACCCATTCGATACCTTTATTACTTGCAGCAGTTAATATATCTACTAACTTGTCATCCCACTTGTGATTAAGTGTATGTTGTATTTGTTTTAACGCTTTGTCGTTTTCTACACCAAATGTCACTGGATTAGCTACTGCATAAGCTACTTTCTGGTCTACTAAGTTTTGATGGTAGTTAGTATACATGCGCCAGTCTGGTTTAGTTTCGTCATAGTCGCCATTCACATCTCTTTTGGGAGGAGCGTCTAATATATCTGGGTGATGATTATAATATCTTTCGCCCATTGTGATATTGTCTATATTCTCTTTATGTTCTCTAACCAAGCGCAATATCATTTCTTCTTGCGTTTCATACTTCGGTTTGATTTGTTCTACCACTTGTTCGTGATATGGTTTGTCCCATGGCCAGTTAATGCTAATCACCTCGTTTACGTAAGTATGCTAAGTTTATTCTGCCTCATGTCACGCTCTAGGGCGTATCTAGTGGCGTCTATCGTATGGTTGTCTTTATCTTCTAATCTCGGTTTGACATTACCATCTTTATCAGTTTCATAGTCGATGTTTTCAAATTCTCTTGCTATGTTAGGTGTTCTGTTTGGATCTATCACAATAGCAGTTAAATCATCAAGCCATTGTTCTCCGTGCTCTACACTGTCAGGACCTTTCTTCACACCTTTAACACGCTTGATACCATGTTCTTGTTTTAATTCTGCAATTGATTTCGGTTCAGCGCTATCTGCGTATATCTCATCTGATTGATAACCTCTACGTTTTAACCAGTTAGCAAACTCTCTATTGCTTATTTGTACACCATAGTGTTCATCAACTGCGTAGATAATACGTTTCTTCTTATCATAGTGCCAACGTACAAATGCTAACGGATCAGTAGCGTAACCAAAGTCAACTGCATTACGTATATTATCGAATGTCTTGTATAAGTCATCAGGTATCTTCTCTATTTGCAAGTTGTTAAACGGCACAACACCACTACCAATAGCTTCACCCATATATTCCCAACGATAACGTTGTTTGTTACGTTCTTTAGCACTCTCTGCCTCTTGTATGAATTGTTTAGATATAAAAGGATTATCTAAGTACGTCGAATGGTGTACGAATGTATTGTCCGGTTGGAATGAGGTTTCGTATTTTTTGTTAACCCACGATTGTTTTCTCTTAGGTGGGTTGTAACTAAAGAAAAACTTGTAAAATAACCCGTCGTCTAATTCACCACGTAACATAGAGTTAGTAATTGTAGTGACTTCATCTTCCGTTTTAAACTCTGCCAACTCCTCTATCCACATGATAGAAAAAGGGAATCGACTATCTTTTAACGACTTTAATCGTTCAGGGTTCTGTGCCCCTCTAAAGATAATTCGATTCCCTCTAGGTACGTATGTGATTTCCATTGGCGACACTTTAACTTTGAATAGGTGCGACACCTTTTGTTCTTCTATCGCCCACTTGATTTGTTCAAATACTGATGTAGCTAATGTATTATCCGTCTTACGTACTACAACTGCATTCATAGGATAGCGCATGATTAACTGTGTAATGATGATAGATATATCAGACGACTTACCACTACCACGTCCACCTTTAGCTACTATGTTGAGTTTCTCTTTGTCCTTAGTAGCTTTCCACAGTCCATGAAAGTGTTTAGGTAACAGTTCGGATAGATTAATCGATATCGTCATTGAACTGTACCGTCGCAGTCGTTTCGATTTGTTGCTTGTCTGTCCACATCATATATCGCTTACCTAATAATTCTGCAGCTTTAGTTCTAGCGTTAGTATCTGATCGTTTTTCTAAAGACTCTACTTCCATTTCCCCTCTACCAATTCCAATCGGTATGAGTTCTTGGTCTGTTATTTCCCCACGTAATACAGAAGTGAGATATTGAAGTATTTCGTCTTGGTCTGCAATTGCATCTTTTTTCAGTTTTTCCATTCGTTTGTCTATCTCTGCTTTTATTCCCACATTTTCCAACAATTTATGACTACTTGATTTTGCGTATTTCTCACTATAACCAGCCTTGATTGCCGATTGATAAGCAGTACCTGTCTTAATGTACTCATCAACAAATGTTTGTTGTTTAAGGTTCAGTTTCGTCATCGTATATTACCACCTACTCTCACGGTTAAGCACCTTTGTTTGACGTATAAAAAAAAGACACTGCGTAAACAGTGCCTAATGATTATGTTTTGTTATTTATTTGAGTTTATGTACTCATGTCACATCTCTATGTCACATCAATACATAAAAATAAGTTACCCGTGTGTTCTCACGGATAACTAATTAAGGGAGGAGAAAAATTACATGTCAAGTATTCATATCATCGTATCGGAAGCCGTGTTGTAAGATTCAATAAAACTACCCGCCACTCTGACGGATAGTTAAGTAATCGGATGCGCAACGTCTAATCAAGGACGATAAACACTTATCCAATCACTTCAATATTGAATACCCCACCATAGTGCGAAAGGATAAACACTATGTCTTGTGAGGTAATTCTTACAATATCATAATACACCGATTATAAACGGACTTACACACTTCAAAAGTCCACCTTACACATAACCTATGAATTCTGCCAATCTATTTATCATCGCGTCACGTCGTCTTAATATACTCGTCTTACTTGTTCCGAAGTAGTCAGCTATATCCTCCCACTCACTGCAACCTATTGGACATTCCCAATATCTCAAACGCATTAAGTCTTGTGTATCTTCATCTGATTCATATATAAGCTTATCTACACCTTTTACAATATTACGTAAGTTGTTATAACGATTGTCACTTAACTTCTTAATTGATTCTCTCTCAATAGGATTGCCTGGTATATTACTTTTACCTGCACCTACATTTTCGGGTTCGTGGTTCTCTAACAATTCATACTCTCTTACTTTTAACTCTCGTCTGTAACGCTCTATGTTCTTGATATAATCTTCTAGTTTCTTTATATCGTGTCGTTCAATCGTTATCATACTTACCCTCCATTCCTTTAGTTTCCTTTTTTATTAATTCGCTTTTTGTATTCTTCATACTTTAAATTTTGAAAATCATTACCGCCGTCATATTCATCCATTTTACTTAATATACTTTCTAAAGCTACAATTTCACCGATTTTAACATGGGTACTACGGTCTTTATCGTTTTGCATCATCAAAATTAAACTAAGAACTAGAGTTTTTAATTTAATCCACTTGGATTTATAAAACATCACTTACCCTCCATTCTCCAACTTATCTTTCAAGGTCTTAATCTCATAATCTTTCACTTCTAACTGATGTTTTAGATCATTCTGTTCAAGCAATGAACCAAACAGTAGTAACACCAATATAATAATTGCTATTACGCCCCACATATTAATAACCTCCGTATATGCCGTTCAAATGAGCGTGGTCATTCTCGTCGAAGTCCTTAGGCACTTCCACCTCATCATTTGCAGTTAACTTATAATATAACTCTCTACCAATCCATTTACCTAACTCATACATAGCCAATGTGAATATTAGTTTCGAAATGTGTTTAATCATTCTTCTCCTCCTTGAAAATCAGATACAACTAAATAATCGCAGTCTAAGCATTGTTTAGTATTATTAAATGCAATTCCTTCAACAAATAAATTATCAACCTCTACATTTAAACTTTTGCATTTAGGACATTGAAAGAAAGTTTTATGCTTAAGGAAATCATTATATTGAATGAATTCATCATTATTATCTTTTCCATCAACTTTATAAATACCGTTCATCATTAACACTCTTGTTTTATCTAATGGCATTTTATGGTATCACTCCTTATTAATCACATGTTTTTTTATAATTGATAAGAATAATGCAAGTATCATAACAGTTGCTGTCAATGAGTTATCGGAATGATGTCCGATTAGTAATACCACGACAATCAAAAACACCCCTGCGAGTTCACTAATCGCATTTAAAAATTTGGTCTTAAATTTACATTCAATAAACCAACCTAGAAGCACTGTCAAAAAACCGATTGCAATTAAACTTAATAATTTCACTTCCCCAGCACCTCTTTCACTTTTTCTAATATGTCTTTATTCTCCTGTGCTTCCATACGCACCTCTGTCGCTTTCATTTTCAAACCAATCAACTTGTTTGGGTGTAGGATATACAACTGGTGCTACAACTAACTGTGCTAGTCTTTCACCTTTTTCTACTGTGATATCTTCATCACCTATATTGTCTGTGATGATACCTATTTCTTTGTGGTATGTTTGGTCTATTGTTCCTAGTGCTACGCGCAATTTAGTTTTAAGTGATTTACCAGATCTAGGTCTTACTTGTGCCTCATACCCATAAGGTAGATTAATTGCTATATCTGTTTTAACTACTTTAGTTGCGTGTGCAGGAATATTAATCGTTTCTGATACATATAAATCCAATCCACTATCCGTAGAATTTGCTCTCTTCGGCATAGTTGCATTCTGTGATAACAATTTAATTTCTAATGTATTTGTCATTTATGTTCCTCCTCAAAATCTTCTATAGTTTCTTTTATGCTATCCATAAAATCATCTATACTTTTTCTTATATCTTTACCACTACAATTGTTAGGTTCTTCCATTGTTTCATGTCGCAAATTTACTAATCTCACTAAAACCATGCCAAACAGTTCATTCAAACTATCTATTTTACTTGCTGCCTTTGCGTCTTTATTCGTTTCTCTATGAAACCCAACATTTTCCAACAAATCTTCGTCATTTATCTCTATCTTTAAATTTAATTTCAAAATATTACACTCCAATATTTTTTGTTTCTACTGATCCATACTCATTTTCTTTATTAACAATATTCAGTATTTCATCTACCGTTAAATTTCTTATAGGTTCGCTTATCAGTTTTCCTCCATGCACTTTTGCGATTTCATATAGACCATTATTATGAAAATGTAAGTCATGAAAATCTAGCTCATTAACAACGCTTAATAAATAATCATTTATACTATCAAAGATGTATTGAATGCATTCATCAAATCTTGGATAATATTCCATTAAATGTGGCGATTGCAAATATCTCATTTCATATTCTTCTGCCATTTCTATCCCTCATTCCATTTCGAGTTTTCTTTCAACAAACCTGCATTTCTTAACTCATCATTCAAACTACGTTGCCCGTTCTCGTACCACACATTAGCGAGATACCTACCGAACACATCGCTCTTGTAGGTCTGAACGTATATATCTTTGTTTTCTACACATGATCTAGTTAATGCTGTTGCCTCTTTATAATTCTCTTGTCCTCTCTCTGGCGTATCGACACCTAGCAAACGTACACGACGTTTAGCGTAGGTATCAAAGCCACAGTCCAGTAAGATATCTATCGTGTCACCGTCAACTACGTTGGTGCATGTCGCTTTGTAGGTGTATAAATGATTTTTTATATCTATCTCAAACACTCCTTTGTTGATTTGGTAGTTTTGCGCTCAACTTTTTAACTCATCTATATGTTTTTTTACATCTTGAGGAGATAACCCATCTTTTTCAGGTATCCATGCAAGTGTTCCATGTCCTCCAAAATGCGCTACCGTCTTTTTGTTTCCTATAAACCATTCAGCAGCCGCTTTCATAACATCATCTGTAGCAATACGTCTATTTCTTAGGTCCATACCCCCATCATCATTTATACGTGCCATATAAATATCTCCACTCATTAATGCGTATACTAATTCGATTTTTTCATAAGCCATTTCTCAAACACTCCCTATTCTTTTTAATATCATTTTCACTAACTTTCATCGTCACTCTGTTTCCTGCTATCTTAACCACAAAGCCTTTGACACCTAGCTGTCGTAACTCCTGTTGTATTTCTGTAGGTGTCTTGCCTTGTGTGTTGTATCTGTATCGTTGAGATACCGTATCACTTAGTAGCATTTATTTTGTCCTTAACTTCTTTTTGTTTGTTTAATAATTTAACAAAGTTGATTCCTGCTTTAGTTAAGTTTCGATCAGTTGAAGTTAAATTAAGTTTGTTAATACGTACTAATTCTTTACGACTTACCAATGCTATATTTTCTTCGCTACAGTCTGACCTGTTTTGATTCAAATGTATTAAACAATATCCTTTGGGCACAGGTCCGTGCTTTTGTTCCCATAAATAATGTGTGTATTGTTTCCAGCATTCGTTTTTAGAACCTCTTTTTTTGATTTTTATAAACTTATAACCGTCAGTAGTGATTTTTATCGTTCCTAAAGGAAATGTGTTATCGGGCTTTTGCCCTTTCTTAAATTGAGTTTCAGCGCTTCTACCTCTGGACGGAAAGCTTTTACCTTTGTTCCAAGAAGGCACACCTTTTTTAAACTTACAATCAACCCCACTTCTTATCCTTTTTCTCGAACAAAAACCTTTCATTTTATCTGTAGTAACATCAGTGCCAAACTCCTTATTAAACATTTCTGTCATTTCTTTCTTAGTTTTACCTTTGATGTTATTTCGAATATATTTTTCATGCTCATCAGTCCATACATGTCTCATGGCTATTACTCTCCTAACAACTTAGGGATTTCTGATTCTGCATCTAATTTTTCATCTTTAAACTTTTGTGCTTGCAGCACTAAACTGCCGTTATTAATGATATTTTGAGCTACTTTAGAAACTGCACTAGATCTTTGTAACTCTTCTTTTAATTCTTCGCCTTTTAAATCTTCATCGCTTAATCTTTCTAATTGCGCAAATAAATGATTGTTTAAATCTGTCAATGTGTTTCTCATTTCATTAACCCTCCCACTTCTCAAACGCTCTGTTTAGATACCAACGCGCCTTGTCTAAATCTTCTTTTCCGTTCTTACGATTAGCTCGACTGATATATTTAATTGCATTACCAATCGCAAATGCTAACTCTGGTTTATAATCTTTAGTGACCTGTTCTATGAATTCAATTACTTCTATTTCTCCATATGTGTAATGTGACGGGTGGTTAATCTTGTCATATAACGTCTTTTTGTTTTCTTCATTTTCATCTGGTAATGAGTAAAAATCGTAATTATCATCAATAGTCCAAGTTTTCCCATCAATCGCTTTTACATCAGCAACCCATTTAGCCGCACCACGTCTTGAATGAACTAAACGATATACATTTTTAACCTTTGCTGTAACTTCCACACCGTTAAGTCCATGCATTCTAATTGTGTTACCTCTACTCAAGTCCTTAACGCTCATGATCTAACCACCTTTCTAGGGAATATGTCGTTTTCCATAAGGTAATTACACCATTCACTACGAGAGTGTACTTGAGGCACTTCGAACAAGTGAGGTTTCTTGCGTCTTAGATTAAGTTCTTTTTGTCGTTCTAATCTAACTAACCTCATTCTGTCCTCATGTTCCAATTGATATAGTTTTTTTCTCTCTTTCGCTTCTGTATCTTGCTCGTTGTACTCTTCAAATAAAGCTTCTTCAGGACTGTAACCAGAATACTTAATACGTCTTACGATAAGTTTCCATGGTGTCCCTGTATATTCAGCTTCGTGTACATCTTCAACTGGCAATAAGTGTTTCTGTTCTTCAGTTTTTACAACGTAATATAATCTATTATTTTTAAATTCAATCGTTCTATTCTTTGCTAATTCCATTTACTCCACCTCTATTAATTCAACTAGTTCAAAATCTTCATTCATCAACTCTTTGTCAGGGTTGTTACTGATTAAATCTAAAATACGTTCCTTTTCATCATTTGCAGTAATTTGATTGTTTACCCAAACTGGATACTTACATCTAACTTTCATCGTTGCTTCGACTGTGATTGTTTCTTCTCTGTTAGCCATTCACTCCACTTCCTCTACATTCATGATTATTTTTGGTTCTTCTGCATATTGCTTAAAGCTTTCAATGTGTGCAATTTGGTTGTCGTCTTTCCATAAGTGATCGTTAGCAGCGTCTAACACTGTTTTGATTAAATTGTCTATATCTGGTTTCGTACGTTTGTATTGGCCTATCGATATTAACTTTTGATTCTTAGTCCAGCTCTTAGGTGGTGCGAAGTAAAAATATATTGATACTTTCAATCTACTGTTCAACATCTTTTTAGGTAACTGACTCTGTATATACGCTTTATGTTTCGTATAAGATGTTGGCATGTATGTTTGGATAAACTTACCTGCATTTCTAAAACGTGGACGAGGAGAGCCGATAGGTTCCTTATACGTATCATTAAAATTAATCTCTATTTCCATAACTCACCTCAAAATAATAATTCGTTAATCGTCATCTGTTGTTGTAGTTCTTCTTTTCTGAACAACTTATGTTTGCGTTTAAGTTTTTCTAGTTCATTTTTCGTTACCGTTCCTGAAAATGTGTTTCGAAAGTGTATCCCTGCATAGTTACCTAATTTGAATGTATCTTCTCCTAACGGCGTTACACTGCACATCTTCCAACCGTCAATCTGATATAACGTGTATTGCTTTTTAAGTCCGTCGATAAGTCCCATCTGGTTGCCTCCACTTCGTTTCATTCATGATTAACTCTTTCACTTCTTCATAATCGTCAAAGGGTTTAATGGTTCCAGTATCAAGCAGCCTTTTAACTGCCCACCCAGACTCGATTAATATTTTGGATATGATTGGATCTTCTTTATAATCTTCTCGATATATAAAACCTAAAAGTTGCTGATACTCATAAACTTTCATCCATAAAACCTCTGCGTTTTCTTGTAGAAATCAAGGTGTGCCACCCCTGTTTCTCCGTCTTTATTTTTAGAAATAATGAATTCAATTTCCGACTTACCTGTAATGTTGTCTTGTTGATCTTGGTCGTAATAATCGTCACGGTATAAGAAGAAAATCATATTCGCGTCTTGCTCAATTCCTCCTGCTTCTCTTAAATCAGACATCATCGGACGCTTATCACTACGACTTTCTACACCTCTACTTAATTGAGATAGCGCGATAATGATACAACCTGTTTCTTTAGCTATAATTTTTAAATCACGAGAAATCTTTTCGACTTCTAACCGTCTATCACGTTGAGGTACATCTGATTGCATGAGTGTTAGATAATCAATGAATATTACGTGAGGTTTGTCTGTTTTTTGAGATGCGACTTCTCTAACGTCTTGTGGTGTCATTTGTGCTTGGTCCTCAATCTTTAAAGAATTACATTTTTTAATTTGATCTATAGCAGACATTACCGATGAAACTTCATCATCGTTTAAACCGTTACCTTGCTTAATTTTAGATAGTGGAATATTTGTTATTGTTGCAACTAATCTCTCAACGATATTGTTACCTCCAGTTTCTAAACTAAAGAACGTTGTAGGGTATCCACGCTGCGCGATATTCCACATCATTGTTAATGCGAGAGATGTTTTACCTAATGAAGGTCTTGCACCTAATACATTCAACTGACCTGGTTCAAAACCAATGATTTTGTTATCTATAGAAGCAATACCAGTTTTAATAAATTGTTTTGGTTCATCAGATAGAATATTTTCTACAACTTCAGCTAGAAAACTATCAGTAGCGTCTGCTTTTTTTATTGTCATACCTTTTAATTTCTCTAATTCTTCTACCAAATAATTAAAATTTTCTTTACTTGGCATTGATTGATACTCTGTGAGCTTCTCACGAGCTTGTAACAAAACGTATTCTTGTAATAGGTTCAATTGGTCGTCCATAAAAAACGCCTTGTCAGTGCCATCTGAGTTGTATAAACGACCTAATCGGTCAGTAGATATAAATTCATTATCATCACGACTTTTAAAGTAGATTTGGTTTACATCGACTTTTCCTTGCTCTAACACATACTCAATGAACACTCTTAATTTCTCGTCAGTAAACATTTCAGGCTTTAATCTGAATTTACCTAGTAATTCTGGATTACGCATGAGGTTAGATATTATAGATTCTTCAGTACTCAATACATCAATACTCATCATCTAACCCCCAATCTTCTTTCATCTTTTGCCATTGTTTTCTTAATTGTTTTCTTCTTTCTCTAAACTCTTTATCGTGCTGCATTCTGTATTTATCAGTCTGTTCTTCTGGTATCACTGCGCTTTCCATTTCTGGTGGTTTGCGATCAATAATTTGTGAAATCGTAGGTTTGTAACGACTTTCTCTAACATATTTCTTTGTTTTGTGTAGTGTTCTGTCGAAATCCCCATATTGTGTGAGTTGTTCTACCCAAAGGTTGTACTTAATTTTATTGAATTTCATATCGTAGACATTATTTATTAACTCTAATATTTCAATTGCCTCCAGTTCAGGCATTGACATAATGTCTAACCTCCTAATAGTTCCTGTTTCTTCTTAGCTAGGTAATCATCTTCTTTATTGTTTCTAGGTTTAATTTTAGATATTGCTTTCTCTTTAGTATTGACACCGTCTTTACTCCAGTTTTCTAATACTTTGATAAGGTAGTTAACACCTTTGCTATTTTCTCTACAGTAATCAGTAGCTACAGTAACGATCTCTAGTTTGTTATCTTTAAAATCCTTTATAGCTTCTTCTAGTTGTTGTGCTTTTAATGGACTTTGTATGATTTCTAAGTTATTACTAATATATTGAAATGATTTTGATATCTCGTCACTGTCTCTATTTATTCTTGTATTATTAATTCTTGTATTATTCTCTTCCGTCTTTTTATGGATAGGGTCTCCACTTTTTTGTGGATACCCCTCTCCATGATTTGACGGATAGGGTGCTGTAATATAAATTCTTCGTTCAGTTACAGTCATGTTTTCATCTCTAATAACCACTGTGTCGATATATCCTTTTTCTTTTAAGTTTCTTATCCAAGTAGATACAGTTTTTTTATGAACGTTATATAGTTCTGCAAAGTAGTTATTACTAGCATATGAATATCCGTATTTATTGGACAAAGCAGTTAATTCGCCATACATAATAACTTCCATTGGTTTTAACTCTTTATCATATCTAACGTGTGCTGGAATGATTGAGTAATAGTTAGGTTGTTCTTTCAATCATCTCTCACTCCTTTCAGCATTTTGTTTAGTCGTTCATCCACAGACACCCAACTGTCTGTTAAGTGATATTTGTTATTAAATGCGTCCATGCCTATTTGATGCTGTTCGTTGTGATGAGATCTACATAGAGCTAACACTTGATTTCCGAAATGATTAATCTTCGTTCTATCTCTGCCACGTCCTACCGCAAATCTATGTGCTAAGTCAGAATGTGGTTTACCACAGATAACACAGTTACGATTGACTGTTGACCAATATAGAAATGCTTTATCATTTTTGAGTAAGTCACTCGTCTTATAATTAAGTGGTATATCGTTGTGAAACACCCAGTCGAGAATAACTTCTATAACTTGTTTAGCTTGTTCTCTTGTGCAATCACTCAATGAGAGACGTTTTTTATAGCCATAGAGAACTTCTACGTAATCCATGAACAAATACCTCATATAGTCGCGTGGTTGTCCTGTATATGCTTCTATGTCGTTACAGAGAGCAAATACTTTTCTACGCTGCTTATCTGTAATCTTGAATGGATCTACAACTCTTACATCTGCTTCTACTTCGTAACCGTTGTCTAAAAGCAATGATGTTTTGTTATCTAGTTCTACTCCTTTGATGACTACAGTCGTTGTACCGTCATCTTCTGTAATGTAGTTTTTTATTACTACCATCTAATCAGTCCAATCAGAAAGGAAGCTCCGATTCCGAAATATCATTGATACCATTATCATTTGCAAACGGGTTATTGCCTGCTGGCGCTTGTCCTCTTTGTTGTTGAGGTTGATTGTTTTGCTGGTTACTACCTTTGCTATCTAAGAATTCAATTCTATTTGCAATCACTCGTACTACTGAACGATTGTTACCTTCTTTATCTTGGAAACGGTCTTGTTTCAAGTTTCCCTCGATTAAAACTTTGCTTCCCTTACCGCAATAGTCGTTTAATAGTTGTGCAGTTTTACCAAACGCTACGATGTCAAAGAATGATGTGTCATCTTTTTTGAATGGATTGTCCACTGCCATAGAGAAGTTAGTTACTTGTGTTTGTCCTGCTTGTTTAAGTTCTAAATCTTTAGTGATACGTCCTGTTAAAATAGTTAAATTAGTCATTCGAATTCTCCTTATCTAATTGTTTTAGTCCTGCATCTAGTTTTTGATGTGCATTTGCTATATCTTTTTTAGTAACTTTGTTAAGGTTTTGAATACCTAACCAACGCATTGTTTTGTCTAGCGTTGCGTCTCTACCTTTTTCTTGAGATAAAGTTACAAACTGGTTGATACGTTCTTCTAATTCTGTAATGTCATTGTCGTTAGCGCTTGGAACTTCTTCCCCGTTGTATATATAAAGACCTAGACCATGTAATGCTGCAGCTTTAACAAAACAACGTTTTTGAGCTTTATTAATATCAAATGTTGTCGCGCTACCCTTTGCTAAAGATTTGTTTCTAAAATCCAATACTGGAAGCCATTCTGTTTCAGTTTGTCCTTTTACAGTTACTGACACTTGTACGAAGTAACCCTCTGGTGTAGCTAAATAAGGCACAAAATAGTTATCTAGTGGTACATCAGGGTGTACAAATTCATGTGTTTTAATACTGTAATTGCTGTCTATCTTCTTTAATTCTTGATGAGCGTATGACCATGCTAGGTAGGTTAATCCGTTTTTCTTTTCTACATGATCGTTTACATCTTTCTGATTTAATTGGTTAAATAGTGTTTCTTCAGTCATACTCAACCTCCTCATATTCAGTTGTTTCTGTTACTTTCTTTTTAATTGCTCTGTGCTTAGTCATGTCTATACTCACATCTTCTAGTCCTGCAAATTCTCTTGCTCTCCGTCTATCTCTCGAATAAGAAGTATCTTCTTCATTGTTAGGTTTGTTGGTGATATACAGGTCGAAAGGAGCATCTTTCAATTTAATTAGGTATGTCACTGTTTCTTTCAATTCCAATCACTCCTTTACGCAATATATCTATTGTTCTATCCATGACTTTGATTGTTTCGTTTTGTGTTTCGCATGATTCTATAGCTTTTCTGAAATCTTTTCTAAGTTCAAAATATTTATCGCACATATCTTCGTAACGTTTGTTTAAAAAGTCATAGTCACTTTGCAAGAAATCTAAATCTATTTGGCTTTTGATTAGTTGAGAGTATTCTTCTCTAGTCAACTTGACTGTAATTACCTCTTGCATTTTCTCTCCTCCACTTGTATATTTAAGTTGTATATTTTAGTTAGTGTTTGACTGTTACTTGTTGGCGCAAGTTTCAGTCTTTTTTGTTATCTCAAGCCACTTCTCCCAAAAGAAGCTACTGAAAATAAGAGTTAACATTGAAAATGCTATCACTGTAAAGAAACCACCTCCTAAAAGTAATGTGATGATCATTGCGATGAACATCGACATGTAACTTAACAAGTACTTCATTTATCATCCTCTTCTTTCATTTTTAAAAGTTTTTCTATATATCCTCTCTCTAATGCGAAATCGAACAGCATTTGTTGAATGTGTTCAGGCATTACAATCACTCCTTTTACTGACCGTTTTCAATCTTTGTTTCTAATTGTTTAATTCTGTACAACGTAGCTTGTGACGGGAACCAGTTAGCGACCATTGACAGAACATCATCAAAGTGTTTTGTCTTACGTTTGTTCTTGATGTTGCGCCTGTCATCTTTTTGACTTCTGAATTGATATCTCGGAATAATTCACTTCGTTGTTTTTGATTTGTAATTGCATGTATCTTTTGGATATGAGCAACTCGTTGATTAATTGTTCTGGATAACAAGTTGTAATCTCCTGTGTCTA